AGAGGGTTGGCAACTGACCCGGGTGTGCAGCGTAAAGCACCAGAAGCAGTTATCCGGCGGGCAGGGACCGCGGTCGGAAAAACAATTTGAATGGACTCGTACCGCGCCAGTAGCGCCGAAAAGTCAGCTTCCTTCTTGAGCACAGGATTTGAAGGAAGGCGAAGGAGCGCATTACTGAAAAGCCCGGTGCATCGTCGCCGGGCTTTTTGGAATGCCTGCCTGAGGCTCAAATATCGCCATCCATTGCCACGGGCATTGCATGTCGACAAGTCGTTCAACCAGCCACTCTGAAAAGGAAAACACCATGCGCCGATATGGACGTGTTGATCAGGATCGAATCGTCGAGTTCTTCGAAACGGACGGTGACATCACGCAAATGTTTCACCCCAGCATCATCTGGGCAGAAGTGACCGACCACCCCGAAGTGCAACTGGGTTGGGTCGCAACCAAAACCGACGGTGTCTGGACATTCGCCGCCTACGTGCCGCCACCACCGACCGAGCAAGAGCTGATCGATCAAGCGCAATTGCAGAAATGGCAATTGTTGAACGGCGCGGCCAACTGGCTGCTGCTCAACTCCTTGCAGTTCAAGGCTGACATCAACGTCGCCACGCCTGAAGAGCAGTCAAAGTTGTTGGCTCACAAGCTCTATTCGATTGCCGTCAGCGACATCGACAAACAACCGGGCTACCCGGCGACGATCGTCTGGCCAGTTGCCCCTTACTGAAGAGTGCAGCGCATCGGTTGATCCCGATGCGCACGCAACCCGAGGAGAAACGCATGAATCGATACGCTTTTATCTCAATGAGCAGTTTCAAGGTTTACTAGGTCATTGAGACCAATGACGGGATGCCGGTCAGTCCTCCCGATGGTTTGTGGGGGGGATGGGTGGATGTCACCGGTAACCCTGACGTCGCGGTCGGATGGAATGCCACATTGGTCAACAACCAGTGGGATTTGCATGCACCTACCTATGAGGAGGTGGCGGCTGAAGTCAAATTCGTTGCGACTCAACGGCTGTCCGATGCCAAAGGCTGGCTGACCTTCAACCCGTTCGATTACAAGAAAGATCTGGGTATCGCAACGCCAGACGAAGAGGCGGCGTTACTGGCTTACAAGCAATACGTCGTTGCCGTGTGCGGTTTCAAGAATCAGGCGGGTTATCCATACACCGTCGTTTGGCCAACCGTACCTTTTTCTCTGGCCTGAGTCGTCGGTCTGATTGTTCTGGTCTGCATTACTGAAAAGCCCGGCCCTGCGCCGGGCTTTTTGGAATGCCTACCTCAAGAGAAAACGATTGAACCCAACACACACCACTCATCCAACACTCCCGGAGGCGTGACATGACAAACGAGCAACAAGCGTTGGCGGACATGCCGATCTGGCTGGTCATCCTGCTCGCCGTCGTAGGCGGGGTGTCCGGCGAAATGTGGCGCGCCGACAAGGAGGGCGCTCGTGGCTGGCCGCTGTTACGGCGTCTGGCCCTGCGCTCCGGTGCCTGCATGATCTGCGGCGTGTCGGCAATCATGCTGCTGTATGCCGCTGGCATGTCGATTTGGGCCGCTGGCGCCTTCGGCTGCCTCACCGCAATGGCCGGGGCTGATGTGGCCATCGGACTGTACGAACGCTGGGCCGCCAAACGCATCGGCGTCTGCGAAGTGCCACCCCGCGACCAGCCTTAACCTCAAATGTGATTCGTGCCGCCCTTTGGGCGGCAGGGTTGCGCGTGGACGATTGAAAAGGAGGTCATGTATGCCCACACCGATCCAGCAGCCGTCGCAACTGTTCACAGCCATCGCGACGACGCTGCGCAACACTGCCGGGCTCAACATCAATGTCGGCAATCACGATGATTTCACTGCACCGGGCGATCAGGCTTGGGTGTTGATCGACTTCGACCGAAATGCATCAGGACAGCGTGCCGCAGATGGGCGTATCGCTCATGTTCTGACGTTGTCGCTGCAAGTTGTACCGGCGCTATCGGCCAGTGCCTTTGCCGCCTGCGATCTGATCGCTGTACTGAAGACTCTGATCACCGACAATCGCTGGAGCCTGCCGGGCGATCAATGCGATCTGCCGATGAACATGGATGGTTTGCCGTCCATGCTCATTCGCGCCGACCAGCAATTCAAGGCCTGGACACTGACGTTCAACCAGACCCTCTACCTCGGCCCGACCTTGCTCGACGATCCCCTCGGCACACCGAAATTCGCCCGCACCTGGGAAGTCAGCAACATCGACGATCCAGACCAATACACCGCGCTGGAGGCCTGACCGATGTTCGACGCATTACTGCGCATGCAACTGGGCCCGATCATCGAACGCCTGGCCGAAATGGAAGCGGAAATCGACGACCTGCACCGCCGCGCCGAAAGCTTCTGTCGCATTGGCATTTGCCAGTCGGTCGATGCCGCGAGCAACACCTGCCAGGTCAGCCACGGTGGCTTGCTGACGCCGGCCATCAAATTCTTCAACCCGAGTGCCGGCGCGCAGAGCGAGTCGCGGATTCCGACAGTGGGCGAGCAGTGTCTGCTGTTCAACTACGGCAGCGGCGAAAGCGGCGCGCAGAGCGTGGCGTTGTTCGGCTTGAACAGTGAGCGCTTTCCGCCAGCGTCAACAGTGCCGACGCTGACCCGTCGAGTGCATGTCGACGGCAGCGAAAGCGGCTACGACGACGCCACCCACACTCTGCACTGGCAGAACGGCCCGGCGGCCTTCAGCGGTTCTCGCGAGTCGCTGGAACTGAGCATCGGCCCGGCGCGGCTGGCGCTGACTCCTCAACTGATCACCCTGCAACTGGGTGCCGTCGGCCTGACCATTGACGGCTCGGGCGTGCACTTCAGCGGCCCGTTGGTCGATCACCAGGGCCGCGTCATCAGCCCCTGATTCAAGAGCCTTCCATGATCGGAATCGATAGAGACAGCGGGGCTACGGTCGACGATTGGCTGCAGTTTGTGCAGCGCGCGACCCGGGCCTTGACCACGCCGCTGGGCACCCGGCAAAAACGGCCCCTGTACGGATCGCTGATCCCCACGCTGCTGGGGCACAACCTCGGTGATGACGTTCTGCTTCTGGCCCAGAGCCACGCGGCGCAAGCGTTCTACAACAAGCAAAACGGCATCGATGATTTTCAGCCGCAAGTGATCGTTGCCAGTCGTCAGGGCGCCGGTCTGCTGCTGCGATTCGCCGGCACCTGGAAAAACCGTCAACAAACCTTCGAGGTCGTGACATGAGCATGTTGATCCCCGGTCAGAACCAATTGGCCGAACCCGCGCTGATCACCGTCGAAGCGTTCGAAGACTTGCTCGCCGAGTTCAAGACTTTCGTCATCGAATACGTCGGTGCGCGCTCGCCGGACAGTGCGGCGAAACTCAAGACCAGCCTGGACAACGAAAGCGAATTGCTGACGCTGGCACTTGAGGCGTTTTGCGTGCGCCTGCAAACCCACGAACGCAAATACAACGCACGCATCAAACAGATGCTGGCGTGGTGGGCGACCGGCAGCAACCTCGATGCACGACTGGCGGACATGGGCCTTGAGCGGCAACTGCTCGATCCTGGCGACCCGGCGGCATTCCCGCCAGTGCCGGCGATTTATGAAAGTGATGACGACGCTCGGCTGCGTTATTACCTGGCGCCGCACGCTCCTGCGGCGGGCTCGCGGATGCAGTATCGACGTGAGGTCTTTACGCTCGGCGAACGGCCGACGGTGCAAGTCGAGTCCACCGATGCCGGCGTGGTCAACGTCACCTACACCTTCAACCCGGACGGCCTCGCCGCACAGGTCAAGGATGGCAATGGTCGGCGCACGGCCCCCGGCGAAGTGCAGGTCACTGTGCTTTCGCGTGAAGGTGACGGCACGCCGTCCGAAGTGTTGCTTGACGGCGTTCGCCAGCACTTCGCCCGACCTGACGTGCGACCTGAAACCGACCTCGTGACCGTGCAAGGCGCCGACATCCAGCGCTACAAGATCCGCGTCGTCGCCAAGATCAATTCCGGCCCCGATTCGGGCCTGACCAAAGTTGCTGCGCAAGCGCAGTTGCAGGCTTACGCCGACAGCTGTCATCGCCTCGAAGGCCGCGTTGATCCGAGCTGGATCGACTACACGCTGCACAGCGCCGGCGCTGTGCAATTACAGATTCTCGAACCGCTGGCGCCAATCGTGACCACTGCGTTTCAGGCTCCGTTTTGCACGGCGGTCGAGGTCGAGGTGCTGACGCTATGAGTGACAAAACTCAGCGTGCAACGCTGCTGCCAGCCAACAGTTCGGCCCTCGAACGAGGCCTGGATCTGGGCTTTGGTGCCTTGCTTGATCGCATTGCACCGCCGTTTCCCGAGCTGATGAATCCTGCAGAAACACCCGCCGATTTTCTGCCGTATCTGGCGGCGGATCGCGGTGTTGCTGAATGGAGCACCGACGCGCCGCAAGCCGAAAAACGCCTGACCGTCGAACTCGCCTGGCCCACCGCGCGCCAGGCCGGCACTCGCAAGGCGCTGGAAAACGCCGCCAAGGGTTTGCAACTACGCCCGGAAATCCGCGCATGGTACGAACAGACGCCGCCCGGTGCGCCTTACAGTTTTTCCGTACGAGCCTTCAGCGAGCAACCCTACAGCGAAGAAATCGATGCCCGTCTCGATCGACGTCTGGCCGATGCTAAAAGCGAACGGGATGTGCTGACGGTCTCGGTTGGCCTCAGCGCGTTTGGCAATCACGTCATCGGCGCCGCGACCTTCTGCGGCGAACTGACCACGATTTATCCGGTGTTCATCGAAGGGCTGGAAACCTCGGGAGAGGCGTTCATGGCTGCCGGTATGTACACCGTCGAAACATCCACTATTTATCCTCAGGGGGCCTGAATGGCTGACTATTACACCCTGCTCACCAACGCAGGGATTGCCTACGAAACGGCGTGCAAGGCCGCGGGCACGCCGATCAAGTTGACGCAGATTTCCGTCGGTGACGGCGGCGGCACGGTCTACAACCCGGCCGCGACCGCCACCGCGCTGAAACGCGAAGTCTGGCGCGGCCCGCTCAATGCGCTGTTCCAGGACGAGAAGAACCCGAGCTGGCTGCTCGCCGAAGTGACCATTCCGCCGGATGTTGGCGGCTGGTATGTGCGAGAGGCGGGGCTGTGGACTGATACCGGGATTCTTTACGCCATCGTCAAATATCCGGAGTCGTTCAAACCGGTACTGGCGACGTCGGGTTCGGGTAAAGAGTTCTACATTCGCTCGATTTTCGAGACGAGTAATGCGTCGCTGGTGACGTTGTTGATTGATGACACCGTGGTTAAAGCCACGCGTGCCTGGGTCATGAGTTACCTCGCCGAAGAACTCGGCAAACTGGATGGCAAGCAATCCGTGCGTGTTGCTGCATCAAGCAACATTGTGTTGAGCGGTGCGCAGCAAATTGACGGTGTCGCAGTGATCGCTGGCGACCGCGTGCTTGTTGCGAATCAGACGCTGGCCAAGGACAACGGCCTGTGGGTCGTTGCCAATGGTGACTGGGTGCGGGCGACCGATGCCAACAGCAGTGCCAAAGTCACGCCGGGCCTGACGGTGATGGTGGAGGAAGGCACGGCGAACGGTGATTCGTTGTGGCACTTGACCACCAATGCGCCGATTACCCTCGGCACCACCGCGCTGACCTTCAAGATGCTCGCCGGTCGTACCGGGATAGTTGCCGGAACTTACAAGAGTCTGACGGTTGACGAATATGGTCGCGCTACTGCGGGTACAAACCCGGAGACGCTGGCAGGATTTGGCATCAAGGATTCGTACACCAAGGCTGAAGTCGAGGCGTTGATTGCCAAGGCGTCGGCGTTGCCGGTGGGCTCGATCGTGGCGTTCCCGGTTGACTCGCCGCCGCCGGGTTTTCTGGAGCTGGATAACAGCGTCCAGAGCAGCGCACTTTACCCTGACCTCAGCGCCTATCTGGGTGGCAAGTTCAACAAGGGGAATGAGGGTGTTGGTAATTTCCGCTTGCCGGAAACCCGCGGGGAGTTTTTGCGCGGTTGGGATCATGGGCGTGGTGTGGATGTTGGGCGTGGTCTTGGCAGTTGGCAGGCTGACGACAACAAATCCCACATCCACGGGACAACCTACGATGTCATCGCTGATATTTTTATGGCGGGGGAAGTCAGACGAAATTATTTGCAGCAATACAACGGAACCGACGATGTTGTAACTAAAGCCTCCGGTGGTAATGAGGCTCGTCCACGAAACATCACTGTCATGTGGTGCATCAAAGCCTGGAACGCCCCGGTCAATCAGGGAAACATCGACGTAGCGGCACTGGTCAAGGAAGTTTCCCGACTCGGATCGGCCGTACCGGTCGGTGCGGTGATGGCCTTCCCGACGGGTATCGTGCCGCCGGGTTTTCTGGAACTGGATGGCAGTGTGCAGAGCATTGCGACTTATCCGGATCTGGCCGCCTATCTCGGCACTGTCTACAACAAGGGCAATGAAGGCGCGGGCAACTTCCGATTGCCGGAGTCCCGTGGCGAGTTTCTTCGTGGCTGGGATCATGGGCGAGGCGTGGATGGCGGACGCCCGATTGGTAGTTGGCAGAAAGGTAGCCTCCAGTCTTTCGACCCCTCCAATGTCTCTCCGGCTGTTTCGGGCCTCTGGCATAACACGGCATCAGATGCCGGACTTCAGGACGCACATGGACTTGATCCTCATAACACGACAGATTACGGCGTTTCCAATGCGGTATTCACCGCTGGCAACACTCCGGTTAGTGCTGGGGCATTGGGAGTCATGCGCCCACGCAACCTCGCCGTCATGTGGTGCATCAAAGCCTGGAACGCGCCGGTAAATCAGGGAAACATCGATGTGGCGGCGCTAGCGGCATTGGCGACTCAGGCCACCGAAATCAAGCTCGGTACGGCCGAGATCGCCACGCAGGCGCAGACCGAGACGGGCGTAGATGACGGCACAATCGTGACACCGAAAAAACTGCGGTGGGGTTTTCAAATTCAAAAGGCTGCTGCCGGCTATATCGTGTTTCCTACTTGGCTTGGAGGGTTGATTATTCAGTGGGGAGGTGTGAACGGCACCGTCAGTGATATGTCGGCGTTATACCCCATCCAATTCCCGAACACAGTGTTTCAAGTCGTGGTAAGCATGGGGGATAAAACGGCCGGTGCGGTCGGTGGCATAACGCTCTACGCGACCTCTGCCGGCATGTCATCCAAAACAGTGCTGACAGTTAAATGTAACGGCACAGACGGCCAAGGTGCGACTTCTGCTCGCTACATCGCTATCGGCCACTGAAGGGGGCATTATGAAATACGCTGTATTTAACGATGACTCGACGCTGCAAACCTGTTTGATTGATGGCGTGCATAAAATTCCAGAAACGGCTGTAAAGCTGAGCGAAGCGCAGTTTTTTCAGATCACCCAAGAAACCGATGGGGTCTGGAGTCTGGTGGGGGGCGAAATCATCAAGGTGCCTTCCCCCGAGGCGGTACCGAACTATCCGCAGTTGATCGCGGCTGAGCGTTTCAAGCGCGAAGCGATTGGCGTCTATGTCGACGGCATGCAAATCGAGACGACCCGAGACAGCCAGGCGCTGATCGCCAGTACCGGATTGTCCGCCGTCCTCGATCCCGATTACCGCTGCAACTTCAAAACGGTGACCGGTTTTGTCGAGATCGGATCGGAGCAAATCATTACCATCGCCAAGGCTGTTCGGGCTCACGTCCAAGCCTGTTTTGATCGCGAGTTGACACTTTTACGCGCAATCGAGGCCGGTGAATTCCACGAAGATATGCTGTTGGACGGTTGGCCTGATTCCGCTCCGCTTGATCCTATAGAACCTCAATAAGAGCCCCGCCCCCCCGGAGCGCTTTCTTACCCGCCAAAAAAACCTTTAACACCCGCCAAGCCCCTCCCCACGAGGGGCTTTCCCGTTTATGGAGAAACGAAAAATGGCAACCCGCCAAACCTACACCGTGCTCGTCTCATTCCCCACCGGCGGTGGGCACTGGTCGAGCATCGGTCAAGACCTTGATCTGCTCGAC